TAGTCCAATCTGTAGCTAATGATCCTACTAAAAACTCAGCAGATAATTTAATAACAGATATATCAAATGTACCCTATTCAAATCCTACTTATGCTTATATAAATGAGCCCGGAAGACAGTGGATTAGAAGATATGCATTAGCATTAGCTAAAGAAATGTTAGGAAGTGTAAGAGGAAAATACCAATCTCTACCTATACCTGGTGAAACTACAACATTAGATTATGCTAGATTACTAACAGAAGCTAAAGATGAAAAAACATCATTAATAGAAGAATTAAAAACATTACTTGAAGAAACAACAAGATTAAAACAACTTGAAAGAAAAAACCAAGAAGCACAACAAACACAAGAAACATACTATAAGGTACCATACCATATTTACATAGGATAATGATGAAATTAACAGACATATTAAATGAAGTATTAAACACTTTCCAGGTAGAAGTAAGAATTATATCTGATAGAAAGGTTCCTATTACTAGTATATTAGACCAAATTAGAGGTTTAGAAAAGGTAACGATTGTAAATAATATTACCCCTGATGGTACCCAGAAAAAAGAAAAAACAGAATATACTAGAGTAAAATTTAAATTTGTTACAAGAACAGACCCAAAACTAGATTTAATAAAATTTAAAAAAGATATGGTAACATCCGACATGTCTAAAGACAATTTAAGAATACCTGGTGTAAAATCAGTGGTATTTCATCCAGAAACTCTAAAAAGAATATAATGGCATTATTTGGAGGATCACGAGACATATCACTTTTTCATAATTTGAATAAAGAATTAATTAATGATATTATTCAAACAGAAGTAGCATACTATAAATTTGCATTAGAACAAACAGTATCTAATGTTTATGGTGAGGCACCAGGTAAAAACTATTATGAACCCTTAAAAATAGCGTGTTTAATTAATAGACAAGACCAAGATTGGTCATCTGATGATTTTGGATCTGACATTAATCAAACTGTTGGCTTTCAGTTTTTAAAAGATGAACTTAGAAATATAAATTTAATACCCGAAGTAGGGGATATATTACTTTTTAGAAATAATTTTTATGAAATAGATAGTAAAATTGAAAATCAACTTATACTAGGTAGGGATCCTGATTATACTCTTTCAACAGAAACAATAGATTTTGGAGATAGTTTTTCTATATTAGTTAATGCAGTTATATCTGGAGTACAAAGACTAAGTTTAATACCTTTAAGAGAAGGTAAATACCCAACAACTACTAAATTAGATGGGGGTACAGCAAATTTATTAGGATAAAATGACAGACAACAAACAAATAGACCCAAGAAGACCTATACCTGCAAAGGGGTATGATCGTTTACGCGATAATATATCAGCTAATGCTGTTATTCCAAGTGCTAAACCACCAGAAACAAGACCAAATACAAATAGGGGTAGAATAACTTCTCGTAAAGATGACAATGTACAAGATGTTTCAATTGGTCTTCAAGATCACGATGAAGCAATAATGTTTTACTTTAATAATATTATTAAACCTTCAATTATTATAAATGGTAACAAAACAAACGTTCCTATAATTTATGGTTCACCTGAAAGATGGAAATCAGTCCAAAAAGATGGTTTTTATAGAGATAAAGAAGGTAAAAGACAATCTCCCTTAATTATGTTTAAAAGAGATAGTGTTGAAAAAAGAAGAGATTTAGGTAATAAATTAGATGGTAATAATCCTCAATTATATTATACATTTCAAGAAAAATATACAAAAAGAAATCAATATGATAATTTTTCAATACTACAAAATAGACAACCACAAAAAGAATACCACACAGTAGTAGTCCCCGATTATGTTAATATAAATTATTCATGTATAATGTTTACAGCTTATGTAACCCAAATGAATAAATTAATTGAAATGATTAATTATACATCAGATTCATATTGGGGAGACAAAGAAAAATTTAAATTTAATGCAAAAATAGATACATATCAAGATACTATTGAATTAGCTCAAGGTAGTCAAAGAATAGTTAAATCTACATTTAATTTAAAACTCCAAGGATATTTAATACCAGATAGTATTAATAAAGAATTAGCTAAAAAACCTCAAAAATATTTTAGTAAATCAACAGTAGTATTTAATAGCGAATTATCAGTTACACCAACAGGCATTCCTATGACAAGAGAGGAAGTTAGAGAAGCAGCAGGGGAACAAAATATTAAACAAAGTGGAACAGGAACTGGTTATCAATCTGTAGGTTCTCAAAATAATCAAATAGGATAAAATGGCAAAACAAAATAAAACAACATTAAAAGGATATTTTGAAACAGGTGATATACCTTCACAAACAGAATATGGTGAATTAATAGATTCACAATTAAATCTAGCGGAAACGGGAACCCAAATAGCTGCAGGAACTATAAGTGCAAGTGCTCTTATAATAGTAGATAATATAACTACAAATAATATAACAGCATCAGGTGATATAAGTGCAAGTGGAACTATATACGCTAATGATTTTAAATCAACCGGAGGAGACGCCCCTGGAATAATATTTCATGATGATCTAAATATAACAGGTTCCATAACAGTATCAGGTAGCATAAGTTCAAGTGGAACAGTAGAAGCTTCAGCTTTTACTCTTAATGGGGTTCCTGTAGGGTCTTCTACAGATACTTTTTGGAATTCAGGAAGTTCGGGAAATATATTTTATAATGGGGGTAATATAGGTATGGGAATAACTACACCAGGAGAAAAACTTACAGTAGTAGGAAATGTAAGTGCAAGTGGAATAGTTTACGTAGAACATTTATTCTCAAGTGATGATGCCGAAATAACAGATACTTTAACAGTGGGAACAATAGTAAATGTCAGCACCTCACACGTAACAGCTTCAGGAAATATAAGTGCAAGTGGAAATTTAAGCGCAACTGGGGATTTAGATATAGATGGTAAATCACATTTTACAGGTCATGTAACAGCCTCAGGTAATATAAGTGTGGGTGGAACAATAACAACAGATGATTTATTTGTAACTGATGATTTGATAGTTGGAGATAAATTAACTGTCCAAGGAGATACAGCATTAGGTAATGCAATTACAGACACACATCAATTTACTGGTCATATAACAGCCTCAGGTAATATAAGTGCAAGTGGTAATATTACAGCTGATAAAATACTAGTTAATAATTTAGATGTAATAGATACCGTTAATAGTTCACCTACAGTAGTACGATTTGGTCCAAATGCAGATCTAACTGCTATTGAAATAGGTAGAAGTACTGGTCCAACTAAAAACATTTCATTATTTGGACCAGTAACAGCCTCAGGTAATATAAGTGCAAGTGGAAATTTAAGCGCAACTGGGGATTTAGATATAGATGGTAAATCACATTTTACAGGTCATATAACAGCCTCAGGTAATATAAGTGCGGATGGAACAATAACAACAGTCGATTTATTCACAACTAATGCTGTTATTGGAGGAGAATTAACTGTCCAAGGAGATACAGTATTAGGTAATGCAATTACAGACACACATAAATTTAATGGTCATATAACAGCATCAGGTGATATAAGTGCAAGTGGTGATATATTAGCAAGTTCATTTAAAAGTCATGATCAAACAATAGGACTTTACCACGCAGGTTCAGGTACTATAAGATTAGCAGATACATCAGAAAAAACAAGAATTGATGGAACAAATATAAAATTAGATGCTCCAGTAACAGCATCTGGTGATATAAGTTCAAGTGGAACAATAATAGCAAACGAAGCTAATATTATAGGTCATATAACATCCTCAGGTAATATAAGTGCAAGTGGTATAATAACAGCAGAAGGATTATTAATATCAGATGATGCAACTATAACAGATAATTTGACTATTGGTGATGATTTATTTTTTACTGGACACTCAATTACAGTAGGTGGTGGTGGACTTGCTGTTAGTAGTGGTTCAACACCAGTTATGCTTTTTCATAATTCAACATCTCCAAAAGTTACTATATCAGGTACTTTAGTAGTAGATTCTCACATAACAGCCTCAGGTAATATAAGTTCAAGTGGTACAGTTACAGCAAATGCGTTTGTTGGTAATATTACTGGTGATTTAACAGGCGAAGCAGACACAGTAGCAACAATTGCCGGTTTAGCCCCAAATACAGCAACTACACAAGCAACACAAGGAGCTATAACATCATTAGGAACTCTAACAGGATTAAATGTTGATGGTAATATAACAGCCTCAGGTGATATAAGTTCAAGTGGTACAGTTACAGCAAATGCGTTTATCGGTAATATTACTGGTAATTTAACAGGTGAAGCAGACACAGTAGCAACAATTGCAGGTTTAGCTCCAAATACAGCAACTACACAAGCAACTCAAGCAAGTATTACAACAGCCGCTAATTTAACAACAGTAGGTGCATTAGATGCAGGTTCAATAACTTCAGGTTTTACATCGATTGATGTAGGAGCAGGAGCTATTACAACAACTGGTGCAGTTTCTACTGGAGCAATAAATGCTACAGGAGCCGTAAGTGCAAGTACCACATTAACAGGTCTTAATTTAATAGTTACAGGTTCGGGTGCTACTCAAGGAAACATAACAGCCACAGGAACAGGTTCATTTGCACACATAATTGGTACCAAAATTGTAGGAGCTTTAACAGGAGATGTTGTTGGAGATGTAACAGGTGATTTAACAGGCGAAGCAGACACAGTAGCAACAATTGCAGGTTTAGCTCCAAATACAGCAACAACTCAAGCAACACAAGGAGCTATAACATCATTAGGAACTCTAACAGGATTAAATGTTGATGGTAATATAACAGCCTCAGGTGATATAAGTTCAAGTGGAACAGTAACAGGATTATCAGGTTCATTACAACATCTTTTTGTATCAGGTTCTGTAATAGTAAGATCAGAGGGAAGTGTAAATCCTGGAGATGCTGCATTAAAAATAATAGGAGGAGGAGGTGCTAATGATGATGCTACTTTATCATTAAGACAAAATTTAGGTACAGCAGGTTATGGTATAAGATATGATGGAGGAGTAGATCATTTTCAAATATTAGGTAATAATGAAACTCGTATAGATTTTGAAATAAAAAACTCTAATGGCCTAGTATCAATAGCGGGAGACATAAGTGGTAGTGGTGATTTACTAGTGGGGAAACAGTTAAATGTACTAGGTTCTATTACAGCCTCAGGTAATATAAGTTCAAGTGGAGATGTATATGCAGACGATTATTTGGTAAATAATGTTTCATCTTTAGATAATAATGGAACACAATTAAGACTTGGATACAATACTACTTATACAAAAATATCACTAGGAAGAGCATTAGCAACAACTCAAGTTGCTATAGAAGGTAACATAACGGCTTCAGGTGCTATAAGTGCAAGTGGTACCCTAATAGCTAACAGATATGTATCTAAAACAGAAACAGTAGCAGCCGCGGGTTCTGACATTTCAGATGCAGCATTATTACCTAAATCATCAGGAATAATATTTGTTACAACAGATGATGCAGCAAAAGGAGTTAAGCTTCCAGCAGTATCAACTGTAGCTATAGGATCTACTTATACTATACATAACACAGCTGCATCTACAGCATTAGAAATATACCCAACAGCAAATGATAAAATATTTCCTCTAGCTGATGATGCCCCAGCAACAGTAGCAGCTAACACAGCAATGGTAGTAACAGCATTTAGTGCAGATGGGTATGTAGGATATTTTACAACAGTAATTAGCTAATAAATGGCGGTAGAAATAGGTAAAAAATTCCCTAAAATTAAATGGGGCGAAAAAACAATTAATGGTATAGATGCTACCTTTAAATGGAATACAGCCCCTAATAATCCTTCTTATCCAAAATATACATGGGATGAAGTTGAATTAATTCAACTAGCGGCAGGTGATGCAATAAATGAACCATGGCAACAGTGGGAAGATAATAAGAAAGAAAAACTTATTAAGCTTATTTGCAAAGTTAAAGGTAAAACTTATAAAAAAACTAAATCTATTAAAGATTATAAAATTAAAATAAGTGATGTCAAATTAACAGCTAAAAACATATTAGGTATTGAAATAATGACTGAAAATATTAAGTTTTAGTATTTGTTTTATATTTATAACAAAACAACTTTATGTATAAATTATTTACTGACAAGTCTGAACTCTTTGAGTGTGATATTAAATTAGAGGGTGCTAGTCTAAGTAAATCAAAAGCACGTTTAGTAGTTGAAACATCAGACTACTCATTACTTTTTAACGGATCTATTAGTTCTGGAGGAAAGTGTGAAATTCCCATTAGAAAATTAAAAGGTTTAATAGATGAAAATACTTCAGGTAATATTCGTTTAGAAGTTATTGCTGAAGATACTTATTTTACACCATGGGAAAGTGATTTTGAAGTAGATGCAAGTAAAAAAGTAACTGTTGAAGTTAAATCACAAACAACTAAAAAACCTATTGTAGAAACTAAGATAAAGGTTAAAGTTAAAAATAAAAAACCAACAATTACTGAAACACAACACGTTATAAATTTATTCAAACTTTTAATAAAAGACGATATAAACGTAGACAATATTTCTTATAAGCGGAACGCACTGAACAACATAGTAGCAACGTACCTACAAGAAAATCGCGTGAAAAATACGGGTAAGGTGATAGATGGTGTATTAAAAGTTCTTGAAAAAAAGAAATAAAAATGGTTATAAATGGCAGTCAACGACTTTACAGGACAAAACATACAGGACACTTATCAAAAAGTAGTCCAAACAGATGGGACTAACCTAGCAGACGGAACAGGTAGTCTTCTTCCAATTTCATTTGATGGAAATAATGTAATAATTTCAGGTTCTTTAACAGCAACTGAATATAGTGTTTCTTCTTCTGTTACTAATATAGTAATTGCAACTTTATCAGGTTCAACAAAGTTTGGTGATTCTACAGATGACACACATACTTTTACAGGAGACATAACAGCCTCAGGTAATATAAGTTCAAGTGATAGTATATATGCACATTCACGGTTTTATCTTCGTAACAGAGAAGCACTTGATGCATCACCTACTCTATTAGGAATTAATGAACAAAGTGATTTTACTGATGGTGTAATTATTAATAGAACAAATTCTCCAAAACCAATCCTTTTAAATGGTCATATAACAGCCTCAGGTAATATAAGTGCTAGTGGAACTATAGACGTGTCTAATTCTATCAGGACAGGTAATTCATTTATTATTAGTAGTGAAACAGGAACCGATTTAGAAGTTGCATCATTTAATGAACTATATACACCACCAACGCTACTTCTTGCAAATATTGCAAGTCCTATCGAAATAGGTAGATCTCCTCTTAGCCCAACCACATTTATAGGTAACATAACGGCTTCAGGTGCTATAAGTGCAAGTGGAATAATATCTGCAGAACAGTACAGGCTTTTGGATGGTACCGTATTAGCTCAACTGGAAACTGCAGCTGGACTAAAGACAACAGCAATTGGAATTGAAACTAATGATACTCTAATTGAGGGAACAAACATTATATTAAATGCATCAGTAACAGCCTCAGATAATATAAGTTCAAGTAGAACAATAATATCTAATCAATTACAATCTTTTGGTTCTAGTACTAATACATTAGCAGGACCAACTGCAATAGGTGGTTTTGTACCAGTACATCCTTCAAATGTTTTACATGTTGAGGGTTCATCAAAATTTATATCACACATAACAGCATCAGGAAATATAAGCGCAAGTGGTACAATAATAGCAACTGGTGGGTTTGGAACAATAAATGGAGGAACTTTTTAAATATTTATAATAGAATAAAAATAATATGGCAAGTACAATAATAACAAAAAATGGAACAGGATCCGCAGTACCTTCATCATTAACTCATGGAGAATTAGCTATTAATGTTGATCATGGTAATTTGTATTATGGGACCTCAGGCTCAACTGCTGTCTCATCTAGTTTTATTTTTACAGATATAAGCGCAAGTAACCTAAAAGTAACAAATGACATAACAGCATCTGGAAATATAAGTTCAAGCGGAACTATTATAGGTGGTGGGTTAAACATAAATGGTACAACAACATTTAATGATGGAAATATTACAAATGTAGGAGCAATTAACGTTGATGCTATAAATGATGATG